CATCGGGAGCAGTAGTAGGGTTAACAGAGGTAATAATAAGGTCAGCATTTTTCAGAGGGAATTTCTCAGCATCAGATAAGGAAGTATCGAGCATGAATTGGAGCATAAAGTTGCTCCTACCCATAGCTGCTTCACGTTCTAGAAGGTCCAGGTCTTCGAAACGATCCGGGTCCGTCGGTGTCCATATTTCCGCACCGTTTTGGATGTCTTCTTGCAGCTGTGGCGAGAGCAGACCTTCGTAGTTTTCCGTTTTACGCGGGTAACGGGCTGGCCATACGAACGGACGATAGTTACGCTCGGCGAGTTTACGATATATGGTGAAGGTAGTTTGTGGTGTTCCAAGAAAAAGAATACGGGAATCATTTTTAGGAGTAAGGATAGATTCTGCTTCAGTGCAGAGTTGTAATAGTTTTTCTCTCATGAGTTCAGTCATGGAGTTACCAGGCACTTCAATGTCATCAAGGATCATCAGGTCAGCACGGGAGCCCGTAAGTTGACCAGTAATACCGACTGATTTAACAGAAGGAGCCTGGTGAGGTGGACAGGAGATATCAAAGGAGACACGAGACCAACGAGAGTTATCATCATTAGGTCTCATATGAGATAACCAGGGTGTCTCAATGATTAATTTTTGAAGGAAGATAGACATGTTATCTGCACGTTCTTTAGAAGCAGAGATAATCATAATCTTCTTTTCATTATCTTTAAATAGAGTCCAGAGGACAAAAGCACCAGTAATCCAAGATTTACCTACACCCCTGAATGCTTGAATCTGAAGACGTTTAGGACCGTGTTGTAAGTAATCAGCAATAGAGTACTGTGCACGTGTAGGGCTAGGAAGGTCTAATTGGCCCCAGAGAGCCTGTAGGAAGAGCTTAAAGTCCTCTTTGAGTAGATCTATAGTATTCATAAGTTAAGGGGTGTTGTAGGGTCATATAGCGGGAAGTTAAGTAGACTGAACTTCTTTAATTAGGTCATCTAGATCTTGCCAGATAAGACCTGTGTTTTTATTAGGGACATAGTTATTGTCAACTTGATCTACCCACCAATCCATAAGTTCTTCTGGTGTCTTGACTTCTTTTAAAACACTTGCCCATTGTTTTTGTGAAAATTCATCACCTGCTGGTTTTAATACCTGCTGGTGGATTTGACTATGCGGAGTATCTTGAATGTAAGCATTATTTGAAAGTCTATCGCCGGGTGCTACACCTTTCTTTTCTGCATATTCAAACATCACAACTAAATCATCAGGGTCAGCTTTTCCTTTTTTGATAAAGTCTTCCATTTTTTCAAAAGCAGCAGAAGTACCACCTTTAGTAACTAAGTGATGTTTATGGATCTTTTCAGAAATCTGTAAACCCTTTTTTTTACGTTGTGCCATCCAGTCAAGTTGATTACGATCAGTTTTAGCATTATTGACACCATAAAGTTGGAAGTCATCATCTGTAAATGGTTTTACATTAGATCGTTCAGAATAGAGTAGTGGTCTACTTTTTTTGACAGCACGATCGGCAGACTTCCATTCAGGATTTGCTTTACCTTCTTTCTTATAAACTTTTTTGACTTCTAAGTTTTGGGTTATCTTATTTTCTAGCTGCTGCATTCTCTTATCTCTTTTTACTAAATGCTCAGCTAGACCAGGTTCATTTTTGATAATCTCTTCTCCAAGCCTTCTACCTGTTGTATTCAGGACTTTTGGATTATTGATGGTGACAGCGTAATAATCAAATCCAGGCTTAGCAGCTAGTGCAACTGTGTTTCTTAAGTTATCAACAACATTCATACCTGTTGTAGCTTTTTTAACTACATTTCCAACACCTGCAGTACCAGCAGCCGTTAATGCTTCAGCAGTAATTATTGGAGATATATTTGTTGTCTTAGATACAAGTTCATTAACATCAGCAAGACCTTGGCCAACATTATTAATACCAGTACGAATACCTTGTGGTAATCCTTGGTATAACTGGACACCCTGTCTAACTACATCTAAAGCTGTAAATTTAACTTGTTCAGGTAGAGCATCTACACCCATATTGATAGCTTGATTTACATCAGTACCAAAACGGGTTGAGGCAATATGACCTGCTCTAAATTCAGGACCTTCTTTTAATTTGTTATATGAGTCCTGTGATTGCCAACCATAATTCTGACCTGACCAATAGACATCTTTGTTATTTAAAGTTGCTTGTGTTCCGATTGATCTATTTTCATCTGTAGTATTACCACCAGCTTTTTGCTGTTTAGTTAAAAAATTATGCAGTCTTTGGTTTACATTAAATAACTCATTCATAAAAAAAAGCCCCACCAAAGGCAGGGCAGTATGTGTATGTGTACAGGTGCTACCTGATGTAATCAGCTATAAGTTGTTCACGTAACGGGTTACCATAACGTGCTATGTAATCTTTCCAATTGGTACTTCCTTTTTCCTGATTGCAGCTAAGACAGGCTGCAACTGTGTTGTGATTGTCCCGACCTCCATGACAGCGAGGTTGGACATGGTCAAGTGTAAGTTCATTAATGTCATAAGTTTCTCCGCAATAAGCACATGTACAGTCAAAATGTTCTTTAATGCTGCGCCTCCAAAGACGCTTTGCTTCAGAGGATGTCATGGCTATTAGGTTGTATAGGTAGTGATCAGGAGTTGGAAGTAAGGGTGTCATTAGCTTTTTTTAGAACGTCTTTTATGTGGTCCTTTACCACTACGATTAGCCTTAGGTGAGGCCAGGACTACGCCTTTAGATGTATGAGATACATCCTTACCATCACCTTTTGAACCAATCTTTAAAGACGCTACATAAGCGTTATGTTTAATAGCCTTACCATGCTTTGTTTTTTGATATGCAGACTGCTGCTTTAGTCGTCGTTTATTAGCAGCAGGGTTCTTATCGTAATAAGTTTGAGTCTTACCTTTTGCCATAGAGTCTACTTTGTACGAGTTCTGGATCAATCTGTGGCATAATATTTGCCAATTTATCTAATGGATTACCATCGTATGCAACGCCAGTAATATCATTTTGTTTAAGCCAATCAATAGCTGCTTTAAGATCTTGAGTAGTAGCCTCACCCGATTTAATACGAGTGAGGAGTTCTTCAGTCAAGATATTATGCAACTCATTAAACTTAGCTTCTGATGCTTTGTTTTTTTTAGTCACGGTTAGCTTGGTATTCTTGTAATAGTTCAGACGTAGCCGCCATACGTTGTTCTTGAGACCAATTATCAGGAATCAAGTTATGAGGAACAACAGGTGTAGGAGGAGGTTCTGGAGCTGGTTCAGGTTCTGGAGTACCAGGTAGTTCTAATTGAGCAATACGAGTAGTTAATGCAGCAATTTGTGCATCACGGTTATCACAACGAGTAACTAGACTTTGGATAACTTCTTTGACATCCATTACAGCCCCAATGTAGGTACGGACTTCACGAGTCTTCTCTACATCTATAGTAATTTCATTACCTAATGGACCAGTATAAGTTTGTGGTTCAGTGTAGGTTTCAGTGGTTGTTGTGTATTTAGTAGGGTCATCTGCTTCTAAGCTGAAGGTGACGTTAGATGCTGAGATATCGCCACTAAAATCAGCATCACCACCAGCACGTAGTGCGATGTTCGGTCCAGTACCACCGCCATAGGCAATAAGTACGTTCGCGTTTGCAGCAGTTGTTGTATCGCCAACTTTTATTCGACCTGCAAAATCTGCTGATCCATCACCATAGATAATTGTAGAGAAAGGATTATCTCCATACGCCCCTCTAAACACAGCGCTGTTAGCAGTATCTTGTATTGCGGTGTAATACTCTGCTTGAATATTACCTGAAAAATTTGCAGATCCGTCTAACGTTATATTTGTGGTAATGTCTGAACCTTTATAGACGCGAATCATACCTGTATTATCAGGGTCGCTTGCAGGTTTTTGTGTATAGAAAGCGCCGCTTGCATAAACACGGCTTCCACCAACGTTTGTATCTGAAGGACTAAATCCACCAGCAGTGATGTTACCATCCGCAGTAATGGTGCCATCTGCATTTATATTACTACCAACGTAAACGTTACCTCTAACGTCTAGTTTTTGGGTTGGAAACGCTGTTCCTATGCCGACGTCACCAACCGTAGTGATGCTGCCAACTTTGGCGTCAATAGAAACTGTAGTTGAGTTTGAGGAGCTACCGTTCAGAATTAACTCACCATCATTACTAAATTGCAGAGAGCTGGCTCGTGATGTGTCTGAGTTTTCGTTCTTAAATTGACAAACTAAATCACCAGTTGAAGCTTGGTTGGTGACATCTAGTCTGCCCGAAAAATCTGCAGATCCACCACTACCATGGAGGAAAATATTATCATTAATACTTAAAGTACCACCACCATTAATAACCTGAGTATTACCCTCATCTTCTTTTTTTACATAACGAGCATCACTAGTTGCTCCTGGATCTTCATTTTTCCATCTACCATAAGTTTCACCAACATCTAGTACCCAAGTATAAGAACTACCTGAAGCAATAAATATATCACCATTCTCTAAGGGGATATCAGTATAAGGAGGTGGATTAAGGGAAGGGTCTAATTGAGATCTATTAGCTGGAAAATCAATAGCTGTAGTTGACATAATTATACCTCCTGTAAAGACGTGAGAATAGCTGTTTTAAGTGAATTAAAATCCGTAGCTGTTAATACAGCAACCTTGAGTGCTTTGAGTGCAGCATCTGCTTTTTCTAAGCGTTCGCCTACGTCTAAGTTGCCAGAAAAACGAGTAAGAATTGTTCCGTCTGCTGTGACGGTGCCGTCGAATGAGGCAGTTCCATCGTTATTAATCCTTGCTACGACATTACCAGAAGGATCAATTGCTTGATAACAAGGGGAGCCAGCGGCACCATTATTACGAGCATAAATAGTTCCAAAAGTGGTTGGGGTAGTACTGTTTGTAGCCGTTATTGCAAAGTCAGCACTACTGCAGTCAAAAATGGCCGACCCATTCGCGAAAATCTGTGATGTTGTCCCAGTAGAATTAGACCCACACCAAACACGGCCAGTGTCAACATAGTTTCGCGCTGCTACTGCTGCTTGGTTACTGGCGTCATCAGCACGAGCACTTGCAATTAGTCCGTAAGACTGAGAAAAACCGCCTGAATCAGGCGTTGCTTTCATACCGGCGATAAGTGTGTTTAAATATGATGCCGATCCGTCAAAATTAATCTGTGCAGATATTGCTTGGTTACTAGCAGGTCTAACAACAAGTGCTTGTGTTTCAGATGTATTATCTCCATAGATATACATTCCAGAATATCCAGCACCTGGCTGGCTAAAGAAGCTTTGATTGGCTGTAACTTGTCCCGTAAATGTTCCTGTTCCAGCGGCAGCATCTAAACCGATTTTTGTGACGTTGGATTGGTCTTGAAGGAACATTCCAGAACCAAGGTAGAAGCCACTTCCAAGCCCATCATTTACAGCGTAACCCGCAGTACTATTGCCTACTCTGATTTCACTGCCGCCTGCTACTGCAGCACCACCTGCAATTACCGTAGATCCGTTTTTGTTGATAATAGCTGTGGGACTTGATGTATCTGTATTGTCATATACATATAAGCCAGCATCACCTGAGGAGACAAATACTTTTGCTTTTCCGTTGTTGAAAATACCAGCACCTGCGTCTATCTGACCTGCAAATGAAGCCGCTCCATTTGTATAAATGGATACTTTGTTATCGCCACTGGATGTTCTTCCTCTGAAAAATACACTGCTTGAATTAGCAGATGGATTTTGACCAATAACACCATTAGCATTTACATTGGTCCAAGTATTTGGATCGCCAGTAAGAGATACTTTTACAGAGTCTTTAAATTCTGCAGATCCATCACTAAAGATGACAGCGGAACCATCATTATTAGTAATGTTATCTGTACTCTGTTTAGGATATACATTATTAGTAGCAGCGTCTCTAGTCCAATATACGTCGTCTGAAGTAACGATCTGACCATATGCACTCAACGGGTTAGTAATGACCCACTGACGGCTATTACCATCGTTATAGAGTACATATAGGTTAGCATCACTAGCATCAAACCATAGAGTCCCATCTTTATAATCAGCAGGATTAGGTGTAATAGGATTAGATAATGTAAGTTGTTGATAACGATTATCAGCATCCTTTGAATAATAAAGAATAAACCTCCACTTCTGGGATGCTTCTACCCACTGAACCCTAGTAACAATACCAGAGTTCCAATAGACACCAGTTACTGGATCTTCACCAGGATTACTACCGGCACCAGGTGGTAATAGTTCAATTACAGGGTCAGCTAAAGTATCGATGTTTGTACTATTGAGAATCTCATAACCCTTCAAGTTTTCAGGGCCAAGAGTGGCAGCTTCATTTAGTGCTGCTACATCAGCTACAGGTACAAACTGTAGTGTATTAACAATGATCTCATTAAGGTCTACGATTTCATCTTCAATCTCATCAATATTTTCATCAATACGAACGATATCTTGATTGTTCTCTTGTAATGCAAATAAAGATTGTTCAAAGTTATTATTTAAATCTTGTGCTCTGATAGCGGAACCAAAAGCAAATGTAGCTTCAGTTTCATTAATATCAGTATTACGCTTGATCTGAATGTTAACCCCTGGGTCACCATTAGTAAATTGTATTTGTGTTAATGATAGAAAGATCCAAGGATTAGTTGCATCATTTTGTGCAGTTAGAACCCAATCCGCAATACCACTATCATAAAGAGAGACTTGAATATCCTCTTGTTCAATGTATTCAATTGCAAAGCCATAGATACCAGTACCATTAGGCGCAAATTCTTCTTTAGTTGTTATAGGCGGGGTTACATAAGCCATAATTATTTAAGAGTGTTTTGTAAGAACTTTTCAGCTAATTCACTAGCTTGATTGAAATCACCACGTTTATTTGCTTCAGCAGTAGCTTTGCGTAAGTTACCACGTTGAGTAATAGATTCATCTTGTGCTTTTAATGCTTTCCATGCATTATCATAAGCAGCATCATGTATATCATCAAGGAGTTGATATAAGTAAGTATCTTTTACATCCATTATATTCTTTGGTTTCAGACCTTTAGCTTTGACAAAGTCTTTTAGATTCTTTCTCCACCATTGGTCAGGATGATCAAAGATTGTTTTTACTGCTTCACCAAGAGGTTCATTTTCAGCAATCCAAGTATTCATTGCTCTACGTTGTTCAGGAGTAAAGGGTTCTCTAGTTTCAGGATTCATACGGTTTTGTTTCAAACCAGTCCATCCTGATTCAATAAACTTCTGTCTCCAAGGT